TGCTCTTTATCACACAAAGTAGCAATCTCACGGCTAGACATGGTCAAAGCCTGATTGTTTGTTGTGAGCTGGTTAATGGTTAATTGATTGGGTTTCATATATGATTCCTTTGGTTGGGTGTTGGATGCAATCAGCCCGTCTCGTGAGCCACTCGGTGTTTGCCTTGTTAGGTTGCCAATCAAACACAGCTATGGATATGACGGCTCTCATAGCTTACCGCCTAATGCTAAAAAACTTAAAAGGCATTAGAGTTGAGAATCTTAAAATGGCATGTCATCATCTGAAAAAGACCGTGTGGGTGAATAAGAAACATTTGGCACGCTGTCATAAAATTTTCTCTTATCCTTAATTTGCCAATATTTGCTACCTGATTCTTTGCTGCATAAAATAGCACTTGGCATCTTATGAGGCGTACTATCTAATGTCTTGATAACATCATCAACACTAAATGGCACACTACCACCAACTGTATCCGCCCACCATTCGCATGCTTTTTGTAGGGCAAAACCTGAATGCTCAAAACATTTCCATTCACTGATGGGATACATCTCACCAATGTCATAATCTATCCGCAAAGTTGGTGGTTTATTGTCCTTTTGGTGTTTGTGGTAGCTGACATTGAATACGTTAAACCACTCTTCAATAGGTGGCTCATATCCTGCTAATGGCGCGGTATTACTTGCGGTTATGCCGTGTGTACGTGGGGTATTGTTAGGAAACTGCCAGCCACATTCTACACATTCAGTAGCATAAGCATCATTCACATTACCACATGAATTGCAGTACTTAATCGGCTTACTGCCACTACCACTTGTTCTGATTTTATTGCGTCCTTTGATTAGATTTACCGCCCCCAATACCTCGGTGGTATCAGTATAATCTAGCCACAGGCAATCTTTTTTACCATCAGCAATCCGCATACCACGTCCTGCAATTTGAACATAAAGCACAGGCGAGCGTGTGGGACGTAGCAGCACGATACAGTCAGTTTGGGGTGCATCAAAACCCGTGGTCAGCGTACCAATGGACACTAAGGCATTGACAGCATTAGGGTCATTTTTGGGGAGTTTGTAACGGTCCAATACATTACTACGTTCACTTTTGGGGGTATCAGCAGTAATAAGTTTTGATGTCAGCCCCATAATCTTATTAAGCTCATCAAGGACCTTATGGGCGTGTTCCTTATTGACACAATAAAAGAGAAATTTATTACGTGCGTGGTAAGCAGTAATAAAAAAGTCATCTATCACTTTTTTAATCAGCTCTTTATCAGAGACCACCTGTGCCAAATCTTTAATAACAAAATCCCCACTGACGATTTTTAAATCGCTGGTGTCAATTTTGGGTTTATCAGTTTTATCCACAACAAGAGGGGCAAGATAGCCTTGCTCCAAAAGCTCATCCATCGTGATGCGTACGGCTGTTCCTGCAAATAAAGGGTCGTCCCCTTGCCACAGCCACACGCCATCTCCCCTAAATGGGGTGCCTGTAAAACCAATCACACACAAAGATGGACTACCAAAACGCTTGATGTCATTAATCAAAGTGCGATACATACCATCGTCTTTACTATTGACATTGTGGCACTCATCTATCAGCATGATGTCCACTTTGCCCAGTTTGTTGGCGTGTTTGGCGATAGAGCCGATGGTGGCAAAGATAATTTGACTTTCTAGGTCTTTTTTACCCAGTGATGCACTACATATGCCAGCAGGTGCTTCTGACCATACTGTCAGAAGTTTTTCTAAATTTTGCTGACACAGCTCACGGCTTGCCACACACATGACGATACGAGCAGTAGGTTGCATGGCAATCACACGCCGACATAATTCAGCAATAATGACTGATTTACCTGCTCCTACGGTAGCTTCTACGATAGGATTACCTGTGGGGTGGCGTTGTAACCACCCAAATAAATCATTGATTGCTTTTTCTTGATAAGGTCTAAGTTGCATGGGATTATCCTATTCTGATATGCTTGCCTTTTTCCATACTTACGCCTTCAATGACAATTCCATTTTTGAGAGCCATTTCTAGGGCAGATTTATTGGCTTCTACCTTGATGAGTTTAAACTCGGTGGGTAGAGCGTTTACATCCACGATGTTAATACTTGCCTTTGAATTGTTCTGCAAGCGAATTGGCATGATTGGGTCGTCAATCTTGTCAATGTCATGGGTAAGCATTGCCACACGCATATTTTCTTTTAAAATGTCGGTACGGTTTTGTAACGCACGTTTTTTAGCGGTTAAGCGTTTGATTTCGCCATCCAAACCATCAATGTCGCTTTGTGTGTTTTTGATAAACTTGCCATAATTGATAAGTTTGTTTGTCAAATCACTTTTAAGGTCCAAAAGTTCATCAATGGTTGCTTGACTTGGCGTGTTGCCATTTTCTAGCATTTCACCCAATGCGGTCAGGCGTTCGGCTAGGGCTTGATTGATTTCATAGAGTTTCATGTTTTTTCTCCAATTCTCTTAATTCAATGATGATTTTATCAACAGGAGCTATGTATTGCTCATCTTGGGCATAACGAACGTTGTCGTCATAAAATTGGTCATTCATGCCTGCAATGGATTTGATAATCATCATGCAAAGGGCGATAAAGCCAATGATGGCGAATATTTTTTCAAAAAAATTCATTATTTTTCCAAATTTTGGGTGTAAAAGTCCTTGCCTTGTGTTTACAAGGCAAAAACTTTACAATTTAAAAGATTAAAAAATTAAAGAGTGTGGGAACTAACCCTGTCTCGCCCACGGATTGCCCTGCGGTGCAGGTGCAGGATTACCTTGCGGAGCATTAAAGCCCTGTGGCTGACTGCCAAATTGCGAATTGGACTGCATTGGATTGTTTAGCCCAAAGAACTTTTTCACTGAGTTTCTCGGTTCGTACTGACCACTTTTGTCAGTTTCAATCGCCACACGAATGCCAACAGGAATGCCATGCAGTTGCTCTGAGTCTTTCAAGGACAAAATTCCGCACGCCCCAGCAAGTTGTGCCATTTGCTCACGTCCAATGATTTGGGCAGTGGCATTAGCATTGGTAAGTGTGATGTTTTGAAAAACCAAACGTCCTGCAAACTCACCTTCTAGCACTTTAAGGCTAAGAGCAAGGTATGAGCCACGACCGTCTTTGGTTTGCTTGACTTCCGAGCGGTTCACTTCGGCGGTGTAGTTACCCGCAGGGATTGGGGCGAAGCTATCTTTTTGAGCGTTTTGAACTTCGCTTTGGGTGAAGTTTAGGTTGAGTAGTGCCATCGGTTTTCTCCTGTTTGGCGGTTTCGGCTGTTCGTTACGTTCGTTGCCGTTTAGTTGATGTTAGCCCAGTATCTTTTGTTGGATATGGGCAAGGTTTGCCACTTCTCGCTCAGATAATCGCCCTGAGCGGTCTTTGGCGTGGTATTTGATGTCAGGCGTGGTCTGCAAATAACGCACAGACTCACCATCTGCATTCTTTTCAACACGCAAAAAGAACACTTCATCAAAAAAATAAGGCAGAGCTTGACCAAGTTTTTTACCTGGGAGCATGGGTTGATAACGCACCACGCCTGTATCATCTTGGTAAGATTCTAATTTGGCGGTAAAATAGACATTACGGGGCAAATCACGAAACGCCCGAATCATGTCTTCCATTTTTTCTTGCATTTCGCCGTAGGCTTGGCGGGGGTCTTTGACGGTTTTTTTGGCAGCAGATAAGATGACTTCACCCATCTCACTCACGCTATCTAAGCAAATCCAATCGTAACTTTGCCCCTGTGGGTCGGTCGCAAGCCAATGATAGGCATTCATTAAGTCCTGTATGGACTTAATCTCAATCACAGCAATGTCCGCCCCTATAATGGACAAAAGCCCAGCTTCTGCCGACAGAATAATCGTGCGAGCGTGGTCAGGTGTGGTAGCACATAGGCACGTTTTGCCTGCCCCTGCTTGACCATAGACCAGCACTTTTATGCCGTGAGCATTGGCTAGGGCTTTGGTGGTGGTGATGTTCATAATGAACTCCGTTGTGGGTTGATGTATGTATTATACTAAAAGTAATCAAATATTCAATACTTTTATTATACTAAAAGTAATTTATTTTATAACTCAATGATTATTAAGAGAAAATTTAGGCGTAAAAAAACCGCCGTGGGGGCGGCGGCATCAAGAATGGAGATTGTTAAGCACTAAGAAGAATTTATAGATGGTACGACAGCCAAACGCCATCGTAAGAACAGTCAATGAGGTCGCCCAAGCGAACAACTGAGGGGCAATAAAAAACAGTGTGGCAAGGTAGGTGGCAATAACGGTAAACAGTAGACTGCTTAAAATCTTACTGCTTAGCATAAGATTGGTATAATGTCCTGTAACGGTCATATTTTTTATGAGTTGGTGTGATGATAGGCTAGCGATGATGGCAAGCAGGGTGAATAAAAAACCCAAAAATGTACCAAAGAGTGAAATAATGACCTTACCTACATCTCGTTGGTCGGTAAGGCTCATGGTTATTAAGTGTGGGTAGGTGAAATAGCATACAACACAACCACAAAAACTACTAATAAGTAGCCATGTAACAGGTTCTATGTACTTCTTCAATTTCATCTAACTTGTCCAAATAGGCATCTATAATTTTTTGAAAAATGGCTTGGCTATCCTTCTTGTCCTTAGTGTATGAAAAATTTTGGTCTATGTAAAGAATTTTATTTGCCAAAAAGTCAATGGGCGACACCTCATTACCATCTAAGTCCTTCACTTTTGCAGTGAGCTTATTGGCTCCTAGCCCCATCATGTTGTTGATATTTTCCATTGTGTTGGACAGCCAGCCATTTTGTTTTCTTCTATCAATCTTAACAGTAAAATCCACAGTGTTTGCCCCTGATTGGGATAGTGCAGATAGAGCTTGGTTACTCCACATATTGCCATCATAGACAAATAGTGATGACACAGGCATAGAGCAAGAAATTTCTACCACATTCTTTTTGAATAATAGGGCTTCTATTGATGATTTTTGCAACATTGGTGTCATGCCAATTCGTTTGCCGAGTAGGGACTTTAGGCATTCGCGTAGCTGAGTGTGAGTGTTGGCGTGTCTATTTCTGATGTAGGCGATGATATTGTATTGAGGAAAATAGGCGAAGTGATTGCTTTCAAAAATTCCTTCATCATCTGCAAGCTCCAAAGGTTTGCTTTGACCACCTGCTTGACCATATTCTATACCATCATCAGGACGCACCTTGCGAAAAAGACCACCAATGACCCCATTTGGTAATTCAATCAAAGCTAAGTCTCGACTAAAGTCTTGGTTGTTAAAAATATGCGTATTGCCCACCAAAGATTCTAGGCATGTACTGATGGCTGGCGTGTCCGCATTGGGCTTTATGTGGTATAACTGTAAAAATTCTATGGTTGTCATTTTGCCTCTTTTTCACTATTAACCAATATTGCATGAATCATCATATTAATTTTTTTGCCTCTTAGCCTGCCCGCCAAAACTGACGACCAATTACCCGAAAATCTGCCCCATTGTCTTCGGTTACTTCCTTATCACGGTATTTTGGATTTTTGCTGTGCAAAATCAGCTTGCCCCCAGCTTCCTTAAAGATTTGTTTGAGCATTGCCTCGCCTTCAAAATACACCGCATAAATCTGTCCATCTCGCACCATTGTGTCTGACACATCAATGGCAAAGACATCGCCATCATAAATAAACTCTTCCATACTGTCGCCTGTGGCATACAGCAGACGAACATTTTCCTGCTTGATGTGCCGACTGGTCAAAAAATCAGGCTCAAATGCCAGTTTCTTTTTGGTGTCTTCAAAATGACAATCTATGCTCACCCCATCGCCATAGCTAAATGAGATGTCCATCAAAGGCAGCCAAATTTTGCTATTTGGGTCTATTTGGGCGGTGCTGATGGGTTGGCTAGTATTATCTAGATCTAGCATGAATTGGACTTGGTGGGGTAGGGTATCCATCTCTCCTTCGCCTGTGGCGAGCCAGTGGGCATCCACGTTGAGAGCATGGGAAATTTCTAAAATATTTCTAGGTTTTAAGGTTGAGCCATTCTCAATTTTAAAATAAGTTGGTTGAGATATGCCTGCTCGTTTAGCTACTTCCTGTTGTGATAGGTTTGCCAGTTCACGAGCATATTTTAATCTTTGGGCTAAGGTATTCATGGCTTTATTACCTTTGTTTTTAAATACTTTATTTTAATACCTTTTGTTGTTAAAAATCAAGTTATGAAAAACTATTGAATAATTATACCAAAAGTAATATAATTTGATTTCTTATAATAGATTAAGGTATTATATGCAACAAGAAATCTCAGAAGTTATTGCTCATTTTGGTACACAGGGCAAAACAGCACAGGCATTAGGTTGTTCTCAAACAACCATTTTTAAATGGTTACATGGCAAGATGAACATAACGCCTATTTATGCCATAAAAGTTGAAAAAATAACCAACGGCAAATTTAAAGCCATTGACCTTTGTCCTAAACTAAAAGAGCTGGAAAACCTATGAACCTACTTTCCTACCTTGGCACACATCATACCTTCCAAACCTTTGATGACAATGCCGACCGCAAAGACCCCAAACTTGCCCATAAATTTCACGGCACGTTAGATATGCACGCTAACACCCTGCACGCCCTAAACGCACAAGGGGCAGGCGTGTACGTTACCGTCAATGCGACCGATGGCAAAGGACGCACCAAAGCAAACATTACCGCTGTGCGTGCTTTGTTTGTGGATTTTGACACGGTAGATGAGTCCCGAGTGGCTCGTTTGACCACTTTGCCTGTACCGCCCACGGTTATTGTGGAGAGTAGCCACGGCAAACACCATGCTTATTGGGTGGTGGACGGCATTGCTCTTGATGAGTTTAGCCTGCACCAAAAACAGCTCATCAGTTACTTCACCGCTAAGGGCGATACGCCCGATAAAGCGGTGCATGATTTGCCCCGTGTTATGCGATTAGACGGCTTTATCCATGCCAAGGTTAAAAAATGGCGTGGCGAGTCCTGCTTTTACTAGCCGTGTGGTGCATACAGGGGACAAAATCTCCCTTGATGTCATGATGGCGTGGTTAGATAGTATGGACGATGTCAGCTCTTTAAGTGTCGCCACTGCACCAAGTAAGACAGTCTATGCTAGTCAGGTGGTATCTGGTGGCGATGGCACAGCATCTGCTTATGTACGCCAACAGGCTCATGGAGCTTGGCAATTTGTGCTTGGTCGCTTGGGGTATCGCTTTACTGGTGGCACACACGAGCCTTGTCCGCACTGCGGTGGTAAAGACCGCTTCCGCTTTGATGATAATAACCTAGCCAAGGGTGATGGTGGCTGGATATGCAGTCAAGGCAATGGCGACACGGTCGGTGGCGATGGTTTGTCGTTTTTGATTGACCATGTTGGCATGAGTGCATCTGATGCGGTCAAAAAAGTGGCAGACGTGCTAAATATTGATTTACCTTCAAATTCTCACGCAATGGTAAATGGCGACATCAGTCATTTCATCCAAAATATTGAGACAAATAAAAATGCTCCGATGGCGGTCGGAGCATTCAAACACGCAGATGACATTAAACTGCCTACGCATTTTAACACAAAAGACGTGCCAGAGCAACTACTTTCTTTTCCTGTGTCTGTTTTGAATGACATCTTGGTATGGATGGAGGGATTTAGCCGTCAGCCCCAACGTCAAATCAGTGTGCAAGGGGTAATAGCTTTGGCGAGTGTCCTGTGTGGGCGTATCTATCAATCTACCGAAATGAACACATCTAGCCTATATCTGATGGTGCTTGGTGAGACAGGTGTCGGTAAAAACTACGTTAAGACCGCCATACAGTCCTTTTTGACTCAGTCTGATTTGATAAGTCTGTTAAGTGGTAGTGGTAACACATCTAGTGGAGCGGTATATTCAGCTTTGATGGACGCACCTTGCCACATTCAAATCATGGATGAGATTGGCAAGCATTTGCAGACTGCAAGAAAACAGCAAAATGGACAAATGGCAGAGAGCTTTACCACACTGGTAGAAGCCTATTCAGCCACCACCAGTCTTATGCTTCCCAAAAACTACTCAAATATGGGCAGACGTAAAAATGACCAAGTTAAAAAGACTGAGCAGATGGTGCATTGTCCTGCCATTACTTTATTGGGGCTTGCCACACCTGCACAGATGTATGACAACCTAAGTACGGTTGATGTGGAAGATGGATTTTTAAACCGTCTTATTTGCGTGGATATTAGCTTGCCATTGGGTGAACGTGTACGCCGTCAATCTACATTATTGCCTAGCCATTTGGTTGATTGGGCGAGAGAGGTTCGCAATCCTGTGGGCAAATCTCGTACTGACTTAACAGGTAAGGATACTGCTCATAACATTGCTCCAAGTGCCAAGCAGGTTATTTTTACTGATGAAGCATTGGATTTGTTTGATGATGCAACCGATTTGCTCATTCAAAAAGAAAATGATGGTGAATTGAAGTTGCCTGATATGACACGTCGCTGGATAGAAAATGCCATGCGATTAGCTACGTTGCTTGCCATCTGTGCTGATAATAATAATCCTGTCATCACCCCTGATTTGGCAGGTTGGGCATTGACCTATGTCATGCACTATGGGCAGGATTTTATGGATAAGGTTGCCACCAAAGTCGCAGACAGTGATTTTCACCGTTTGTATCTTAAAATTTTTGAGTTGGTGGAAAGGTCAGGCAAAAATGGCATGACTGAGCGTGATTTGGCAACATACAGTCGTCTGTTTGCATCTAGCACACCAGTGCAACGTGAGATGGCACTCAAAGCTCTTTTGAGTGAAGAGCGAATTGTGGCAGTGGCAATCGCGACCATTAGTGGTCGTGGTCGCAAGCGTGCATGTTTTATTTTGCCAAATTACTTTCGCGAAGACATTATGGAGATGGTGTAATGATGTGTATTGTTGCAGTAACCATGTCTGCATTTATAACCCTTATGGGACAAGGCTTTAAACCATTGTTGCAGACAAATAAGGGGGTATATACACACCCTAAATGTGTGTGGGTGTAGGGGTGTCTGCAACAATATAAAATATATACATAAACCCTTTATTTATAAGGCTTATAAGTGCAGACACCTTTGTCTGCACTTGTCTCAATAATGCATAGAATATATTTATTAATCATTTATTTTTTTAATTAATAAAAATATATTAAGGTAATTTTTATGAAAAAAATTTTAGATGTTATCTTGCCACAGCCACCTTCGGTGAATCACTACACAAGGAGCAGCCGTCATGGTGGGCGTTATCTGTCAAAAGAAGCTCTGGCGTTCAAACAAGAAACCCATCGTAGAGTTGCACCATTTGCTCCACAATCGCCGTCAGAGAATAGACTGGTGGTTAAGGTAGTGTTTGGCTTTAAAGATGCTAGAAAGCGAGATTTGGATAATTATTTAAAAGTTACACTAGATAGCTTGCAGAACATCATCTTTGCGGACGACAGCCAGATTGATGTACTACTTGTCAAGCGTGGAGCAAAAGTCGCTGGTGGGCAAGTTATGATTAAGATTTGGGAGAGAGCTGCATGAACTGGCAAAAATATACAATAGATGAATGGCTAGAACAATTTGGAACGTGGTGCAATCAATGTGTAGCCCAAGGAGGCAATCTCCCAGATGGTTTGCATATCAATCAGATATATTGGCTGATGCAAAGTGTTGAGCCAAGACCAACAAGACCAAAGACAATTTGTAGAATTAGTGATGATGAGGCAATGGAAATAAATAGATTGTTATGTCAAGCTAAGAAGGTGTTACCTACACAGATTGAGCTACTGGTGGCAAATAAGGTGCAAAAAATTAGTTTGAGAGAGATTGCTGAGATTTATGGTGTCAAGAAAGATAAGGTATATTTAATGGTCATGAATGGTCTTTTTTACTTAGCAGGCTTAAAGGGCTTGACTGTCTAGTCAAGAAATGCTATATTTATGCCATCATGGTCGTATTGTACAAAAGAGACCAAAGTTATTAAAACCGTCCTAGTTGGGCGGTTTTTTATTGGATAAATTATAGATGAAACTCCCCACCCTACAACCACGTCTCAAACCTGCCACCACCCACACCCCAAAACGCAACTGGGGCAAAGGTCGTGGCGGTCGTCCTTGGCGTCGGCTTAAAGATGAGATACTGGCAAGAGACTTATATACTTGTCAGCATTGTGGGCGAGTAGGCGGTCAGCTTGAACTTGACCACATTGTCAATACAGCCAATGGCGGCACAGATGACCCAAGTAATCTACAAATCCTGTGTCATGATTGCCACAAGGTGAAAACTCAGGCAGAAAGCCGTGATGATACTTATGTGTTTATGCCAGATTGGCTCAAACCAATCCCCAATGCCATCTTATTGTTTGGTCCTGCTGGCTCTGGTAAAAGCACTTGGGCAAAACAGCATGGCACAGGTTTTGTCATTATTGATTTAGACGAAATCATTGCCAAGCAAACAGGAAAGCCCATCTATGTCAAAGATGAATATGACTTTATGCAAGGTGTCAGACTGCGCAATGAGCTACTGATGCAAATGACACAAGATAACACACCTTGTATCATCATTTTAACAGGCAGCACCCAGAAGCAAAGAGACTGGTGGATAAAGCAAATCAAGCCACATAAGGTGGTTATCATGGATACGCCAGCCGATGAGTGTATCAGACGAATTAAGGCTGATGACAGACGACCTGATGATGTCAAGGAAAGGCACATCAGCTCAGTGCATACATGGTGGGGGGCATCAAAAAATCTCAGTAAGCCGTTTGCTGGACACCACGCCCCTCCTCGTGCATAAAAAAATTTTGATTTTGGTGAAAATCTCCATTTCTCCAAGCAACATAAGTTACATAAAATTACATTAGAAAGAATAAAAAAAGGTTAAAAAAATGGCAATCACTCAAAAACAAGAACGCTATGCTCGGCTTGTGGCGAGTGGCATGGACTTGCATACCGCCGCATTGGAGACTGGCTGTAAAAATCATGAAGCCGCCAGAAAGTTTGTGGCGGATATGGCAAAGCGTGAGAACGTACAGGCTTTTATCCAAGAACTGAAAATCGCAAACACCATCCCGACTGCTGATGCAGAACAGACCGACAGACCGACAGACCGCCCCAAAAGCTACGAAACACCTTTGGAGTTCTTGAAAGCGGTATTTAACAATGTTGGGGGCGTGTACTCGCCCAAAGAGCGGATTAGTGCTGCGATTGCCTTACTCCCTTACACCGAGCAGAAGATGGCGGCGGTGGGCAAGAAAGAAGATGCCCTAGATACCGCCAAAGCCAAGAGCGAGAATGGGCGATTTGCCACCTTGTCTCACCAAGGGGATATGTTTGAAAGCGAGATTCGGCAATGAGTCCGATACCAAACTGGACAACTGCCCTACCTGATTGGGAAGAACGCATTATCAAGGGCAAGTCCCTTATCCCTTGTCCACCAATTTTTAAAGCTCCTAGCGAGATTGCTTTGCGAGTGTTCAAAGAATTGTCGCTTGTAGATGTGTTAGGTTGCCCCAAAATCGGTGAAGTTACCAAAGACTGGGTGTATGAGTTTGTCTCAGTCATCTTTGGGGCGTATGACCCAAATGCAAAAAAGCGATTGATTAAAGAGTTTTTCCTGCTTATCAGTAAGAAAAATTCAAAATCAACCCTAGCAGCAGGGATTATGCTGACTGCCTTGATACTCAATGAGCGTCAGTCATGCGAGATGGGTATTGTCGCCCCGACAAAAGAAGTGGCAGATAACAGCTTTAAGCCGCTTCATGACATGATACGGGCAGATGGTGAGCTGTCGGTGATGTTTAATGTGTCAGTCCATACCAAAACCATCACCCATCTTGGCACCAATGCCACCTTAAAAGTGGTGGCGGCCGAAAATGACAGCTTGGCAGGAGCCAAATTTACTTATCTGCTCATTGATGAGCTTTGGGTATTTGGTAAGCGAGCAGGGGCAAGCTCCATGCTACGAGAAGCCAAAGGGGGATTGGCAAGTCGCCCTGAGGGCTTTGTGATTATGCTGACCACCATGAGTAATGAAGCCCCAGCAGGGGTCATGAAAGAAAAGCTGGACTACGCCCGTGATGTGCGTGATGGCCTGATAGAAGATAAAGAGTTTTTGGGGGTGCTGTATGAGTTCCCTCAAAGTTATCTGGATGATGACAAACACCTAAACCCTGATAATTTTTATATCACCAACCCCAATCTTGGGGCAAGTGTGGATAACGATTGGCTCATCAGTGAGTTTCACAAAGCCAAGGTTGCCCCTGAAAAGGCAGTGCTACAAGATTTTTGTGCTAAGCATTTAAATGTAGAGATTGGCATAAGCCTGCGAGCCAATCGCTGGGCAGCAGCAGAGTTTTGGGAAAAGGCTGGCAAAACGTTCAGCCTTGATGAGCTGATAGAAAAGTCCGAAGTCATCACCATTGGCGGTGATGGTGGTGGACTAGATGACTTACTTGGCATGGCAGTGGTTGGGCGTTTGCCCAGTCATGCTGACACTGAACTAAAAGAATGGTGGGTGTGGTGTCATGCGTGGTGCCACCCCATTGCCCTTGAAAGACGCAAACAAGACGAACCAAAATATCTAGACTTTCAAGCAGCGGGCGATTTGACCATTGCTGAGCGTGTGGGTGATGACACCGCCGAATTTGCTGAGATTGCCAGTCGCATTTTTGCCAGTGGTAAGCTGGATAGAATTGGGCTTGACCCTTTGGGTGTGGGCGGCATTGTCGATGATTTGCTTTCTGTGGGCATTCCAGAAGATAAGATTATTGGCATCAGTCAAGGCTTTAAAATCTCAGGCTATCAAAAAACCTGTGAGCGTAAAATCGCCAGTGGTGATATGTATCATGCCAATCAGCCTATTATGGCTTGGTGTGTGGGCAATGCCCGAGTGCTGGTGAAAGGCTCTGGCACCATGTTATCCAAGGCAGAAAGTGGCACAGGTAAGATTGACCCTGTGATTGCCATGCTCAATGCAGTGGCGCTGATGAGTCAAAATCCCAATCCGCCCAAAGGGGTGGATGATGTGGGGATTTATTTTTGACAGTATGGGTATAATTTGGGATAATGACAAAAAACAACAGGAAAATACCATGATTAGCCTAGATTTGCCCCAAGAAACCGAATATGCCATTATCCAAAAAGCTCAAAACGCAGGGCAGACTGTGGAGCGATATTTGATTGAACACATCACACAGTTGGCTCAGTCAAAGCGTGAACTTGGTGGTGGTGAGCATTTATTAGTCGCCATGGCCGATGATTTTGATGAGCCATTAGATGAGTTTGGGGAGTATATGTGATGGCTTATTTGTTGGACACACACGTCTTAATTTGGCTTTTATCTAGTCCCAACCAATTAAGCCACAAGGCACAGTATATTATCCAAAATCCTAGCAATCGCCTGTATTATAGTCCACTTAGTTTTAGCGAGATGGCGATTAAAGTAGGCAACGGCAAACTTACAATGGCGGATAATTGGCAAATGATTTATGCCAAACTGTTGGCTGATAAAGACATCCAAGTGATACACCAATCATGGCAAGATAGCATGATTTTGCAGTCTTTGCCATTTCATCACAAAGACCCCTTTGATAGAATGCTGATTAGTCTTGCCATGCAGCATAAACTGACATTTATCAGTCGTGATGAGCATTGTGCCAAATATGATTTACCTGTGATTTGGTAGAAAAAACAACACATTAACCGCCTTGGGGCGGTTTTTTATTTCCAAATTTAAAGAAAACCTATGACCAAAGCCTATTCCACCTTAACTGTCAAATCCGTAACCGATACGGACGATGAACGCATCATCACAGGCATTGCCACCACCCCAAGCACCGACCGAGATGATGACATTTTAGAGCCAACAGGAGCAAAATTTGCCCTACCCATTCCGCTACTTTGGCAACACAACCACAATCAACCAATTGGTGAAGTGATTTCGGCAACGGTAACCGATAAAGGCATTGAGATTATCGCCAAAGTCGCCAAAATCGCCGATGATGGCAAATTAAAGGACCGCCTAGACGAAGCATGGCAGTCCATCAAAAGTGGACTGGTAAAGTGTTTGTCCGTTGGCTTTAAAATCAAAGAATACAATTATTTGGAAAGTTCTTGGGGTCTACACATCAAAGAATGGGAATGGTACGAATTATCGGTAGTTACTGTGCCTGCCAATAGCGATGCGGTCATTACCAGCGTCAAACAGATTAAAGACGCATTTGCCATGCCAGACTTACCACCCAAGCAAACATCACCGCCAGTCAGCCCTACTGCTGATAGGTCAGCTCAAAACCAACACACAAGCGATAAGTCTGATGGCTCTATCGCTTTAATTTTATCTAACTCTTTATCAAAAACTAATGGAGTAACCCTTGTATGAACTATCAAGAACAACTGGCTAAAATTAATGCCACCATCAAAGCCAAACAAAAGCAAATTGGCGAGATTATGACCAAATCGGTGTCAAATGGTCATACGCCAAGTGATGATGACGAAAATACCATCACTGAGCTAGAAACTGACATTGCCCGCCTTGAAAAGAGTGCTGAGCGTTTGCAAAAACTTATCAAATCAGTAGAGATTGCCACCCCAAGTCTGACCGAAGTGGCAGGAGAAACCCCAGAGCAGGCAGCAGCAAGTGCCGATGGTGTGCCAGACCCCAAAAAAACAACCAATGTACAAGTGGTAAAATCACTACCCAAAGGCATTGGATTTGCTCAGATGGCAAAAGCCAAAGCCTTGTCCGCACGCCTTGCCAAACAAGGCAGTTATGTCGCCCCTGCCCAGATAGCAGAATCAATGGGCATGCACCCAGATGTGGTGCTTGAACTACAAAAAAGTGCACAAGTGTTGGATACGTCCAATTCTAAGCCACTTGTGCCCGTGTCGCACTTTATGGGGGATTTTATTGAACTTCTGCGTGCCAAAACCATTGTGGACCGCTTAGCAGCACGTATGCGTCATGTGCCGTTCAATATCACCATCAGTGGTCAAGCCACAGGAGCAGCCGCAGGTTGGGTGGGTGAAGGTGCTGCTAAGCCTGTATCTAATCCAACCTTTAACACCATTGAAATTAAACAACACAAACTGGCTGGTATCTGTGTGCTGACAGATGAGCTGCTGCGTAATAGCACCTTTGCTGCTGATAATCTGGTATTAAGCGACTTGCTTGAATCCACCACGCATTTGATTGACACCACTTTTGTGGACGACCAAGCCCAATCAGCCACTCGCCCAGGCGGTATTTTGCATGGTGCCACCAAACATGAATCCACAGGCAATGAAGCCACACAGATTCGTGCCGATTTACTCAAACTTCGCCAAGAATTTATCAAAAAAATCTGTCGCTTGATGGTGCCGAGTACTTGATGACCGAAACACGCATCAGCGAGTGGGCAGAACTACGTAACCCACTAGGTGCCCCAGAGTTTCCAGGCTTACAAGCTGGTTTTGGTCAGCGTACCTTGGACGGGTTGCCCGTGATTGAATCTGAAAATGTGGGCAACAATGTGATTTTGGTTAAGCCATCTGAGCTGTATTTGGCGGATGATGGCATGGCAGATGTCTCATACAGCGACCAGGCAACGGTGATGATTGATAGTACCGCAGTCAATCTGTGGCAACAAAACAAATTTGCCATCCGTGCTGAGCGTTATATCACTTGGACCAAACGCCGTGCCATTGCTGCTGCTTACATTCATTACAGCTAAGTGGTAACAAAGAAAACGCCCTAAATTTGGGTGTAGGAGAAATTATGAAAATTCGTTATCTAAAACCCGCACTCAATGCCGCGGCAGGCGACATTAAAGACATTGCCACATCACATGCCAAGGTGCTGATTTTGCTCGGCTATGCCGAAGTTTATGGGGAAGAACAGGAAAATGTGAGTAAAACTGGCGAATTATTCCCCCAGGATGACACAAAAGATGACATGAGCGACCATCCAGAAAGTGTAACAGATGCCAAACCACAAACCCAAACTACCCCAACCAAGAAAACCAAAACCAAAAAAGCCCATACGGAAACTCAGCAATGAGTATTTTTGATTATTTTAGAAAAAAGCCAACGCCTGATGAAATAAACGAGCCACAACAGCAAAAAGGCTTTATCAGTCTTGGCTCATCATTTTTACCAATTCATGAACCCTACACAGGTGCATGGCAAAAAGGCGAAACGCTCGCACGCACCGATTTGACCAGCTTTCATGCGGTGTTTGCGTGTGTCAGTCTGATTGCTTCTGATGTGGGCAAGCTAAGAATACACACCAAATCCATGCAAGACGGCGTACTGTTGCCCGCCAAATCACGCACACAAGGCATTTTAAGAAAGCCTAACCGTCATCAGACATGGCAACAATTCGCTGAAAATTGGATAACTTCTAAGCTACTTCGTGGCAATGCCTATACCTTAAAACAGCGTGATATTTTTGGTGATGTGTGGCAGTTGTATGTCTTAAACCCCGACCGAGTTAAGGTGCTGGTGTCTGATAATGGCGATGTGCTGTATCAGGTGGCAAGAGATAAGCTCTTTGATATTCAAACAGATATGATTGTGCCAGCCAGTGAAATCATTCATGACCGTTTTAACTGTTTTTATCATCCGCTAGTGGGACTGTCGCCCATTAGTGCCTGTGCGGTAAGTGTGGGTGTTGGGCTAGCAATCCAGCAAGGTCAGGCGATATTGTTTAAAAATGACAGCCGCCCGTCTGGGATACTGACCACACCAAGCTCTATCAGTCAAGCACGAGCTGATGAGTTAAAATTACAATGGAAACAAAAATATTCAGGGCAAAACCGTGGTGATGTGGCAGTGCTGGGAGATGGGGCAAGGTATGAAACCATCAGCCTATCGTCTGCCGATACCCAAGCGGTAGAGCAGCTTAAAATGAGTGGCGAGACTGTCTGCTCGGTGTTTCATGTGCCTGCCTTTAAGGTGGGCATGGGCGAAGCCAAAGCAGGGCAGAAAGTATCGGATTTGAATGAGATTTATTATTCAGACTGTCTGCAACACTACATTGAAGCCATAGAAAACCTGCTTGATGAGCATCTGGGCTTTGAAAGTGGCGTGGAGTGTGAAGCGGATTTATCACCACTCATTAGAATGGATGGCACAAGCCAAATTGCCTATCTCAAAGAAGGCACATTAAGCGGTATATTTAGCCCCAACGAAGCCCGAGCAACACTTGGTTTGCCGCCTGTGGTTGGTGGGGAGTCTCCACTCATGCAGCAGCAAAATTACAGCCTGTCTGCCCTTGCCAAACGTGATAATAGCGATAATCCTTTTGGTAATGCTCCCACCCCAAGTGAGCCGTCCAAATCCGCCAAAGCGGTCAGAGCGGTTAAGCCAAGACTGCGAATGCGGGCAACCTTAGACTAAAAGCAAAAACCCAAGTTCGCCAAAACTTGGGTTTTCTAGTATTAACCTTTTAACGGAAAAGATTAAATCTATGAACGATTTTATCACATTTTTAGTGCAAAGTGAAAGATTATCTATGGAAAAACTGATTGTTATTGGCATTTTTGTCTTAGTGGGCATTTTGATTTGGCGATTGCCTGAGATTTATCGTGTTTATAAGGAGTTTGAAAAACCCAAGGACAAACCATGAGCCAATTTGCCACCCTTGACGAAGTCAAACACCATCTACGCTATGATGATGACAGTAATGACACAATTTTAGCAATTTATCTACAAACCGCTGAAAATGCCGTCAAAAATTATATCACAGACGACATCACGGACGAGATGTTGCCAAGCCTAAAAACCGCCACTTTGCTTATGGTTGGCTATCTTGATGACAACAGAGATGGCCAGCAAGGACAAGAATTTGGTAATTATTTGCCTGCCTGTGTTCGTCAAGTTTTGTCGCCTTATCGTAAACTAACCATTTAGGAGGGATGATGAGAGTGAGTGAACTGCGTCATCGTATCACACTACTTAAACAACAGACCAGCGTCAATGCTGGTGGTGAACGACTGGCCGAATGGACACAAGTCAAAAAACTGTGGGCAAATATTACCTATTTGTCCGTCAAAGATGTCTTGGCATCCCAAGCGGCAGGCAGTCAAATTACTGCTCGCTGTGTGGTGCGTTACACCAAAGATATAACAAGTGATATGCGTATTATCTACCAAGACCATGTGTTTGCGATTGTTGGTCAGCCAATTCCTGACCCCAAAACAGGGCGAGAATATCTCACTTTGATGTTGCAGAGTGCTAGCTATGAGTGAAGAAAACCGTGTAGAAGTGCGAATTGAAGGTTTGGCGGAGCTTGATGAAGCATTGGCACAATTTAGCGAAAAAGTTGCCAAAAAGTCCATTTATAGCGCCTTGCATTATGCTCTTACACCGATGACCAAAGATGTCAAACAGCGTGCGACAGTTGCTGAGAAAACCCACAAAATGCTCTATGGTCGTGTGTATGTGGATGTACAACCTGGCTTGATTAGAGAATCTATTAGAAAACGTCGCCTTAAAAAGAGTGAAATTGCCAAGCTAGGAGTCAGTGCAGGGGTGGCAATTCATGCAGGCAAAGGCAAAACCCAAAAATATTATCCCAAATACTGGCCATTTATTGAGTATGGCACAACAAAGATGGTGGCAATTCCATTTTTCAGACCCGCATTTGATGCCAATATTCGCATTGCTTTTGACCGATTTTATGACAAATTGGTAAAAAATATTGAAAAAGAGCAAGCATTGCTAGACGAGGTGGACAATGACGGATAGTTACACGCTATTATACCCTGTATTATCTCCCTTAGCGGGTGGTCATGCTTATCCTGATATTGTGCCTGAACAACCATCAGGTAAGACGATTAAGCCGCCTTATATTGTATATCGTGAGATTGATGCGGTAGCAGATAATGTGCTTGATGAATTTCTAAATACAGAATATGTGCGAGTTCAAGTTGATGTCTATCACAGCAGTCGCTTAGCTTGTCGTGAGCTGTCAAATCAAGTCATCACTGCCATGCTTGGTGGTATTAAGCATTGTCAGTTTGTCAGTCGCCAAAGGCTTTTTGACCCTGACACCAACCATGCCAGATACAGCATGGATTTTCAATTTTTAATCAACCTTTAAAAGGAGACTTATATGTCTAACAATCTGTCTGCTGATAGCTTTTATCAGCTTCTTTATTCTACCGATGGGGCGAGTTTTAAGCCTGTGCCTAAGCTTGAATCTGCCGACCCGCCGCCACGCAAAAAGACACTTGATGACGTAACACCCACCAACAGTCATATCAAAGTGGAAGAGCCCGTGGACTTCTATGAGGGTACGGAAATTAAGTTTACCTACGCTCATATTGAAGGCGATGCCGACCACACCGCCCTAAAAAAGGCGTACGATGACAACACTGAGCTGACTTGGCAATTCAAATTTGAAAATGCGACATCACTTGGTCAGCAGTTCAAGGGGCGTATCACTGACATGACCCCCAAGCCCGACAAGAGCAAAAAGCTACGTATGGAATGCTCTTTATCTTTGACAACCAAACCTACCGCCATTGGCGGCTGAACCAGGAGACTATGATGAGTTTTAAAACCGCAATTTTTGCCACAATCAAGAGCCTAAAACCTGAGGCATATACCTGCCCTGTTACAGGTGAAAAAGCATACATCAAGCGTTTTACCGTGGCAGAACGTGAGAATTACATTTATGCCGTGAACAAAGCCCAAGATGGTCTGTCTAACGCAACGGGCTTTACCATGATTATGTGTGATGAAAAGGGCAATTTGCTTTTTGGTGAAGACGATATTGAAAAAATTGCTGCCTTGCCTGATGACATTGTCGGTAGTGCCTTGAAAGCTTTTAATACTCAAAAAACCCTAGGTATTGAGCAAGCTGAAAAAAACTCAGAGCCGACGTAAGTCGGCGTTTTTTATTTAAGTTGGCTGGACACTTAGGCATGACCGTTGGGCAACTCACCGCCCAACTGTCAGAAAAGGAGCTGGTGGAATGGCAGGCCTATGACCGCCTAGACCCTATCGGAGGTTATCGCAGTGATATGCAGACGGCACTGCTTGCTTATATGCAGTCAGGCAGTAAAGATGCCACGCTTGATGATTTTATTTTGTTTGACCCAGAGCCTAGACCCCTTGAAGAGATAGAAGAGGAAGAAAAAGAGGCTCAAAGAGCTAAGCTACAAGCACAGGCACAGGCAATGAAAGAGTATTTTGAGTATTTGAGCGGTAGTAATTGCTTGCCAAGCGGTTAATAAAAATGTACAATTTCAAGGTTGTGTTGCTGAGTTTAGGTTTTTAAACATGAATAAAACAATCATCTTGATAATGTTTTTATGCGTTTGTGTTGTGGTACAGGCCGATGAAAGATTGGCATACGATATGGTGAAACAATATGCCAATTTAACATCATGCAACCACTCATTTGAAGATAGTGCTAAGAAAAAAACCACATTAGCTGATGTTATTTTTGTCAGAGATGATAATTATGCAACAGAATATTATGTTTTTTGGCATGGGAATATGGGCTGCACTGCTGATAAGGATGGCTCAATGAAATCTTATGCAAATATCACAACGGTTGCAAAACCCAAACAAACCAGCCACAAGTATTATGTCAATGACTGGCATCCTTTTTCAGAAATCGCAGATTTCAATCAGTCTTATATGGAGAGCATATATAAGATTGGTGATGATAAGTATCGTGTAATTTCTTGGGATTGGGCTGATGACAAATATGGTGGGCGACGCGATGGTGAGGTAGCCAATAAATTTGAATATATTATTGAGTTTGTTCCTAATGAGCTCAACCCATCAATTGGCTCATATGAAATCACTCATCAAAAACTATTAGAACAGCGAAAATAATTCTAAGAATATCAAATTAAACCGCCCAAGGGCGGTTTTTTATTGGAGCAACTATGGCAACCCAAATCGGACAAGCCAGCATTCTACTCACCGCAGACACCGCCAGTTTTGAAACCAACATGGCAAATGCTCGTGATACAGCAAATGGTACATTTGGCGACATCAGACAGCAAGCGGCAGATATGCAGCAGCAGTTTGCTAAGGGTTTTGCGGTCGCAACTGCCGCCGTTGGTGCGTTATCTGCCACGGTTGGTGTGCTGGTTAAGGACCAGATGGAGCTTGTCAGTGCGTTGGGTCGTACAGCACAGCTTGCCAATACCACCGCAGTTGAAATCCAAAAATACACCTTTGCTGCCAAGGCGATGGGCGTTGAGCAAGACAAGCTGGGCGACATTTTTAAAGATACGCAGGACAAAGTAGGCGATTTTTTAACGACCGAAGGGGGTGAGCTTAAAGATTTTTTTGATAACATCGCCCCAAGGGTGGGTGTTACCACCGAAAAACTGCGTGAAATGTCAGGTCCTGATGCCTTGCAAGCCATCTACAACGGACTGGAAAAGGCGAATATTGGTCAGGCTGAGATGGTATTTTATATGGAATCCATCGCAGATGAAGCCAGTTTGCTGATTCCCTTGCTAAAAAATAATGGCGAAGGCTTTAAAATTTGGGAAGAAGCTGCACGAAATGCTGGGGCGGTGATGGATGAAAAAACCATCAAAGCCACCCAAGAACTTAATGCTAGTGCTAAATTACTAAATTTATCGTGGCAAGGTGCTAAAAATCAGTTCACACAAGCGGTTATTCCTGCCTTATCTGATATGGCAGGCAAACTGATTGGCAACAGCACCGCAGCCGATACCGCAAGAGTGGCAGGCGAAAGGTTTGTGGGTGGTTTAAAAATTCTTGCCAAGGTTGGCATCGGTGTTGGTACTGTCTTTCAAGTGGTGGGTGAAGCGATTGGCGGATTTAGTGCCAGTGTGGCGACATTTTTTGGTGCTTTGGATACTAGCGACCCACTTTCTTTTATCATGAGTTTGGGAAAAGCAAATACTGCCGCCGCCCATGTTTTTGATGATATGATGGATGGCATTGATAAACGTTTGCAGTCTGCTGCCAGTGCTATGTCTGATATTGATAGACTTGGTACAGGGGCAACCAATGCCACGGTTGCCAAAATGATGGCGATTGATGCGGAGCAAGAAGAAATCAGAAAGCTGGGCATCACAGGAGCAGAGCAAGCACAAGCTCGTGAAGCTGCCAAAGAAGCTGCTAAGGAGAAAGAAAAAGCCAAAAAAGAACAAGAAAAATCGGCTAAGGCGAGTGCCAATAAGCCTTATAAAGGCAAAGTTACCCCAACCACACTAGATGATGGCACACCCCTTGCTGTGGCTGTATATAATGGTTATCGTAAAGCGGGATTAACACCCAATCAAGCACTCGCTATCACCGCCGAGGTGGGGCGTGAAAACAACTTTCAGGCTAGTGTTATCTTTGGTACGCACTCTGACCCTGCTAAGAGTAAAAATGGGAAAACTATTCGCAATGTAGGTATGTTATCTTGGAATCAAGGCAGAGACAAGCGGGCTGTGAACTTTCTTACTCATGCGGGGGTGATGAACCGTGATGGTACAATGCAACGTACTCAGGCAAATATTGATGCACAAGCAGCTTTTAGCGTGCAAGAGATGATGAGTGGCGATTATAAGGGCAAACTACATAACTTTTGGACCAACCCAAATGCAGACCCTGAAAGTTTTTCCAAAGAATTGGGGAAAAACTATGTGGTGTGGGCGTATGGTCAAGATACAATTAGGGGTGAAAATGGCAAAAGAATCCCCTTTGATTGGCGTAAACATGATAGAAGAAGACGCAATCATTTGCAAGATACCAAGCGTTTGTTGCAAAGTGGTTATGGTGGCGTACAGGGTGTCAAGTCTTCTTTGCAGGATATGCAAAAAGCAGAAGAAGAACTCACAAGGCAACTCCAAAAAGAAGCTGATGCCCGTCTGGCTATCCAAAAACATTATGCTGATGAAAAAACCAAGGCACAAACTGAGCTGGCGGCACGAGAGCAAGACATCAAAAATGCCAAATTTAGCCCAGAAGATGAAGCCAAATACTTAAAATTGGCAGAAGCTGAATACCAGAATAAAGTTAATCTGATTGATTTGGCTCATGATAAGCTCATGCAAGCAGCCACGGAGCATGAGCAGACCGATGAAGAGCGTATCATCAATACTGCTAAGTTAGAAAGACGAACGGTTGAGCTGACCGTGAGCATGGCGGAAGACGTACGCACCGCCAGTATTGAAGCCATCAACCAAAAAGAGATGTTGGCTTTGTCCGCCCTACATTTGGCTCGTGATAAGGCATGGCAAGAAGTCAATGAGCAATATCAGACAGAAGAAGAGCGTATCAAGGCAAGAGCTGATTTGGAACGCAGAGAAATCATGGCGATTGTCAAAATGGACGAAGCCTTGCGTACTGCTAAAATTAAGGCCGTTACTGACAGAGAGTTAAGGGCAATCCAAGACCTTAAAGATGCCTATCAAAATGAGCTGACTGCCATCAATGATTATCAGTTCACCGAGCTACAACGCCTAAGAAACTCACACGCCGACCAACATCTTGCCATTTTTAGCAATACAAGATATAACGCAGACCAAAAACAAGAGTTGGCAGACGCATTATCTGCCAGACAAGAACACGAAATTAACGAGCTACACAAAAAAGCCAATCAAGAAAAATCAGCCTTTTATGCTGAGATGGGTGGCGTTAGCGAGTTGCACGGCATAGAAACCCAACATCAAGCAAGATTGGATATGATTAAGGGTTTTTTAGATAGCGAAGTAATGACAGTTGAAGAAGCTGAAAAAGCCAAGCAACTTATCAGAACTCAGTATGCTCAGGATATGCTGGGGTCATTAGCAGCCAGCTCCAAAGCCGCCTTCGGCGAACAATCCCGAGCCTACCAAGTCATGTTCGCCATGCAAAAAGGCGTGGCAATCACCCAAGCGAGCCTAGCCCTGTGGCAAAACGTCAGTCAAGCGATGGCAAAAGGCTTTCCTGCCAATGTGCCACTCATTGCTCAGGCAATGGCTCAGGGCATGGGGATTATTGCCAACATCAAAGCAATTAAAAACACCGTGGTTGGACAAGCCCATGACGGCATCATGTCCGTTCCCAAATCAGGCACTTGGAATCTTGAAAAAGGCGAACGAGTGCTACCAAAACACACCGCCCAAAATCTTGACCGTACCCTTGCTAATTTGCAGGATAAGAGACAAGGCGAGACAAAAATTATCATCAATAACTACACAGGCGAAAAAACAGACGTGCAACAAATGCCAAATGGTGATTTCATGGTAACGATTGGAAAGATGATGCAGCAGGTGGCACGCCATGAGCTTGCCGAACATCACCGCAGAAGTAAACGCCAAGGGTGGGACAGATAATGACCTTAAAAACCTTCAAATGGCAAATGAACATGGGAGCATCTGCCGATGTTCGCCACAATATCACCAAAACCCAGTTCGGTGATGGCTATGCTCAGCGTGTCAGCCACGGCATTAACAACAAACGTACTGATTGGAGTGGCTCAAAGACAGGCGATTGGGCAACTGTGATTAAGCCCATCATGGACTTTTTGGACGAACATAAAGGCATTAAGCCCTTTTTATGGACTAACCCACATGGTGTAACTGCTAAATATGTTTGCCAAGATTATCAAGTCAGTCATCGCAAGGGGAATTTTTGGCAAATTTCTCTTAAATTTGAACAAGTTTTTTAACCATGTCGGCGAAATACATTTCGCTAACATCAACCCAGCCCTTGATATTCAAGGGCTTTTTTAATGGAGCAATCATGACCACCAAAACACTTAAAACACTTTCTACCACCGAGCTTGATATTTTAACCGCCTTTGGCTACCAAGTCTCAACCTGGCAAAACACCCACGGTGATGATGCCAGTATTGTCAAGATTGAGTATTCAGACGACACAGGGGATTTTGAGATTACCACCAATAAAGCCAATCAAGGGCGTACTCGCCGTGTGTCTCGCCTAACCGCTGACATCATTCATTGGGCAAGTGGTCAGCTTGATACACTTGAATACCAAGGTATCTATGCTGATAAGCTGATAGTTGGTTATCAAGATAATCAGTTTAGCATTGACCTTACACCGAAGCCTGCTGAGCAAGACGAGCAGTCCACAGATGATACACCTACCAATGCTGAGCCAGTCAATGACCCAATCAGCAATGAACAGGCTGAATAAAAACAGGGGCGTAAATGGAGATGAAGTATGCTAAATGCTGATTTTCAAAAAACGTCAGTTGATGGCGTGGTGCGTCTGTTTGAACTGGACGCAAGTAAGCTAGGGGCTGGCATTTTACGCTTTCATGGACATAATCATGATAAGAATGACGGTAACATCATCTTTCGTGGTCAAGAATACAGCCCACAAGCCTTGTCTGTTACAGGGCTTGAAATGCGGTCAGATGGTAGAGCCAGTACGCCCACGCTAACCCTTGCTAACAACATCGGTGGCGTGCAGGGGGCAGTGTCGGCATACTGTTTACAGTTTAACGATTTTGCCAATGCCAAACTCACTGTCATCACCACCCTTGCCAAATATCTTGACCCTGTTAATTTTGATGATGGCAACCCTAATGCTCCTGATGAATGCAAAGAACAAATTTGGTTCGTTGAACAAAAAACATCAGAGAACGCCCAGCAAGTAACCTTTGAGCTTGCCAATCCGATTGATTTAGAGGGTTTTACAATCCCCGGGCGTGAAAACAACAACTATTGCCATTGGGCGGTAATGGGTAAATACAGGGGTGAAGAATGTGGTTACACAGGCATAGCAATGTTTGATGAAAACGATAAGCCAACCGATAACCCATTACTTGACAAATGCGGTGGACGGATGAAATCGTGCGTGTGCCGATTTGGCAAAAATAAGCCTTTGCCTTTTGGCGGCTGCCCTGCCAGTGGATTGATTGGCTCATAGCAACAGGAACGTAAATGAAACTCACCGCACAATTAAAAGCTGACATCATCACCCATGCTCTTGACTGCTATCCTGCCGAAAGTTGTGGGGTAGTTGTGAAGACTGATGTTGATACAAAGTATATACCCTGCACCAACACCGCCACCGATAATGAGCAGTTTATTCTTTGCTCCAAAGATTTTGCCCGTGCCGAAGCACAAGGCGAAATCCAAGCGATTGTCCACAGCCACCCTGATGGTGGCGTGTTGCCGTCAGATTTGGACAAGTTGCAAATTGAACTACACGGCGTGCCATGGGTTATTGTCGCTGTCTCAAAACAAGATTATGCCGATGAGCCTGCCTTTGGCGTGTATGAGCCATGTGGGTATAGACCGCCACTTTTGGGGCGAAATTATATTCATGGCGCGCAAGATTGTTATGCGATTGTGCGTGATTTTTATGAGCGTGAGTTTGGCTTGGAATTGCCTAATTTTGAACGCAAAGACGTATGGTGGGAAGATAAAGACCATGAGCCACTTTACGAAAACAACTTTAAAAAAGCAGGATTTTATCAGATTGATAAAGATGATTTGCAATACGGCGATGTCCTGTTGTGCCGTGTTGGACGCACGCACCATGTCAATCATGCGGTGATTTGGCTGGGCGACAACGGCACATTAAAAAGCGAAACCACACCGCCTTGTATAGGCAACACTCTGATTCTACACCACCTCTACGGAAGGCAGTCGGTGCGTGAGATTTACGGCAGGGGTTGGGCGGACAGAACGGCGTTTGTGGTGCGTCATCAATCCATGCAACAAAATAGTCAAGAATAACTATGAAAACCATTATCTTACACGGCATACTTGCCCGTAAATTCGGCAAAACATTTCGCCTGTCAGTGGGTAGCACCAAAGAAGCCATGCGTGCTTTAAGCGTGCAGTTGGTGGGCTTTGAACAATTTATGATGAACGCTCACACACAGGGGCTACGCTTTGCGGTGTTTCATGATAAGCACAACATTGGTGAAACGGAACTAGACATGAACCATAACGCTCAAATTATCCGTATTGTGCCTGTGGTGGCAGGCTCTAAAAAAGCAGGGATATTAGAGACGGTGTTAGGGGCGGTACTGGTGGTGGCTGGGGTGGTCTTAACTGTTAAAAGTGGTGGTGCAGGTAGCCCACTGGGCTCTACTTTGATTGGTGCAGGGGTTGGCTTGATGGTGGGTGGTATCGCTCAAATGCTCATGCCAAAAGTAGATACAACCGACCAAAACCAAGATGGCAACAAAGCCAACAAAGGTTTTGGCGGTGCGGTTACCACAGTCGCACAAGGCAACCCCAACCCTTTGCTGTACGGAGAATATAATATTGGTGGATTTATTATGTGTGCCAGTCAGTCGCCAGAAGATGTGTTGTAATCATGATAATAATTAGGAAATAGCAAAATGACCATTCACGGCTCTAAAAAAGGCAGCAGCAAACCACGTCAGCCCATCATTGCCCCCGACTCTGCTCAATCCAAAACTTATATCAACATACTCTACGGACTGGGCGAAGGTGAAATTGCAGGGCTGGCAGACGGCTATAAGTCGGTGTACTTGGACGATACACCCTTGCAAAACGACAATGGCGAGTTTAACTTTCCCAACATCAAAGTGGATTTTAGAAGTGGCACAAACGACCAAGAATATATTGATGGTTTTCCCGATGTGTCAAGTGAAACGGCGGTTAATGTGGAGCTAAAACATGGCACGCCCTTTGTTAAAGCTTTCAATAATCTTGATTTGGATGCTCTGCGTATTCGCCTAAAATGGGGTGCGTTACGCTCGCAAAATGCTGACAATGGTGATGTGGGCGGTGTTAAGATTGATTATGCGATTGACATTAAGACCGATAATGGCGGTTGGGTACAAGCCCTTGCCACGTCTATCAATGCCAAGACATCTAGCAATTACGAAAGAAGCCACCGTATTGATTTACCCCCTGCACAAACAGGCTGGCAAGTAAGGGTACGGCGTATCACGCCAAATAGCACGTCTGATTTTGTCAGTGATAAAATGTATGTCTCGGCAGTTACAGAAGTGATTGACCTTAAATTGCGTTATCCAAATACCGCTTTACTTGGTTTGCGTTATGATGCTGAAAGTTTTAGCAATGTCGCCAAAATGTCGGCTCGCTGTCGTGGTCTTATTATCAAAGTACCGACCAATTATGACCCTGTGGCACGCACTTATACAGGACTGTGGGATGGTACATTTAAGCGAGCATATACAAATAATCCCGCATGGGTCTATTATGACCTATGCACCGCCGAGCGTTATGGCTTGGGTGAGAGGCTAACCCCTGACATGATTGACAAATGGTCGCTGTATCGCCTTGCCCAGTATTGTGATGAAATGGTCGATGATGGCATGGGCGGTCAAGAACCACGCTTTACGGTCAATGTCTATATCCAGTCAGCAGAAGGGGCGTTTGAGATTTTAAGCAAGTTGGCTGGCGTATTTCGTGCTATCTCGTACTGGGACGGTAACAGCATTGTTGTGGATGCCGACATTCCCCAAGACAGCATGTATTCATTTAGTCGTGCAAACGTGATTGACGGCGTGTTTGAGTATTCAGGCACACGGGCAAGAGACCGCCACACGGTCGCTAAGGTGGCATGGAGCAATCCAGCCAATCATTTTAAAACCGAATATGAGTACGTCAGAGATGAAAAAGCCATCGCCAAATTTGGCGTGCGTGTGGCGGACATTTCCGCTTGGGGTTGCACCAGTAAAGGGCAAGCCCAACGAGCTGGCTTATGGGCGTTAAAATCTGAACAGCTAGAAACACGCATGGTAACATTTAAGGTCGGTCTGGACGGCTACATTCCAACCCCTGCCAAAGTGATTGAGATTAGCGATGAGCTGTTTGCAGGGCGTGCCAATGGTGGACGTGTGCTTGCCATCAATAAAGCCAAAACCATCATCACGCTAGACCGTCCCATTACCGCCAAAGCAGACGACGCGCTGGTAATTAACGGCAATGACGGTATCAGTCAAAGACGGCAAATTAAATCTGTGGTTGGCGACAAAGTTACCGTAACTAAGCCGTTTGGCGATATCAGCGTGGAAAATGTCTGGGTATTAGACAGTGCCGACCTTGCCACTATGAAATTTAGGGTATTGTCAGTTACGGCGGATGACAATCACCAATTTACCATCAGTGCCGTGCAGTACAACCCTGCCAAATATGATGCCATTGACACAGGAGCGTACATTGATGAGCGTCCGATTAGTGTCATCAATCCCACCGTACAAGCTCCCACAAAGTTGGTCAATCTGTCAAGCTACACACAAGTCAATCAAGGGGTAAACGTTACCACCCTTGTCATCAGCTGGGAGCAGGTGAGCGGGGCGGTCAAATATGCCGTAGAATGGCGAAAGGACAACAGCAACTGGCAAGCCCTGCCAGCCACAGGCACAAACAGTATTGAGATTAGTGGTGTGTACGCAGGTCGGTACGAAGCACGAGTAACTGCCATTAGTGCCTTTGGTCAAGCAAGTCTAGCCACTCACTCAAATTTAACTGAGATACAAGGCAAACAAGGCAAGCCACCAAAACTTGCCAAACTTACCGCGCAAGGCGTGCTGTTTGGCATGGAACTAAGCTGGCTGTTTGGGGTGAAGTCGGAAGACACCAACTTTACCGAAATTCAAGTGTCCCCAGATGGCAGAAGCAACATCACCACCCTTGGCACCTTTGCCTACCCCACCAACAGCCACACAATTAACGGCTTGCAAGGCAATCTCACCCAATACTACCGAGCGAAAATTGTTGATAAGCTCAGCAACACAAGTGATTGGACGGCTTGGGTGCGTGGGACCAGCGAAGCACAAGCAGACAAGGTGCTGGATTTAATTCAAGGACAAATCAGCCAAAGTCATCT